CGAGTGGTTTAAGGCAACGGTCTTGAAAACCGTCGACTGTAACAGGTCCATGAGTTCGAATCCCATCGCCTCCGCCATCTTTATACGACAAAGCCCTGATTATTCAGGGCTTTGTCGTTTCTGGCGGTCGAGTTTTTTGTGGACTTTTCCAAGGCGTTACAAAACTTTTGCAACGCGTTACAAAACTTTCCTCTTTTCGGCGTCCTGCCAATCGTTAAAACACTCTTCATGTAACACGGTGCTACGCTCATTCCTTGGCTGCCAAGGAGATCAAAATGCCCAACTCTGACCTGCTCCCTTCTCTGCTCTTCAAGATCAACGAAAACCAGCTCGCCCTCGAAGCCGCCATCATGGAGTTGTCCAACTGGGTCGAGCAGCGCGGATCGGCAGATGTCGCCGAGAACGTACGCGGCGCACTCTGGACGATCGACAAGAACGAGGAGTTCATCAAGATGACCTTGGCCGTTTTGATGGCGCCCGAGTGACCGCTATCGGCCAAAAGCGGCCCGTCAGATCCTGCTGGAGTCATCCCTTAGATGCCGGTGAGCAACTGTGGAGTTCTAGTCACACTTCTCAATCGAAATTACACAATTCCACATTGGCCTTTGCTAAATGCTGCTCGCGTGCTGAAAACCATGCTGCCCACAAATAGCGTCCACCGTCTAAAACAAGCAACCCAACCGCAGTCCAGATTGGCACATATGTCAGCCACTGTTCAGGATTGATCCGCTCACCCAGGATCAACGCTACTGCGACCATCAATATCGGTTCAACGTAACCCAGTAAACCGAACAGGCTGAACGGTAGATGCTTTCCTGCAACGGTGTAGGACATGAATGCCGCCGAACTGATGATTGCCAACAGCGCAAGCAATAGATACAAATTGGGCACCTGAGTGAACGCCCCCGGCGTCGACCTGACTCCCATCGCAAAATAGGCGGCAACCGGTAGCGTAAGCATAATGTCAAACCAGAGGCCGCCGAGGCTCGCGGTAGAGAGCTTACGCCGCAACATGAAATACAGTGGAAAACCGAAGGCAACCAAAAGCGTAGACCACGATATTTTCCCAACCTGATAAAGCTCATTGAGCGCGCCTAGCCCAGCGCAAAGAGCGGCAAATTTTTGGATTGGTGTCAGCTGGTCACCGTAAGCAACTTTGCCAAGCAGGAGCATTACGAGAGGCAGCAGGAAATAGCCAAGTGAGACATCGAGGCCATGCCCGTTGAGCGGTGCCCACATGAATAGCCATTGCTGTGTACCCAGCAGAGCGCTGCTCAAGCAAAGTCCGATGAGCAACCGTGGCCTCTGCCTAAGGCGTTGCCAGACGGTCTTCACTTGGCACCATGCTCCGCTAATTATTAAAAAAGCGGTGATACAAGGCAGCATCAGCAGCATGCGCCAGCCAAAAATTTCCACTGCAGTGAGTGGGGAAAGCAAGGTTGCGTAGTAGTAAAGGATGGCGAAAAGGCAGGATGACGTGATAGACAGAGCGACGCCTTTGAACAAGGGGCCTCCATTTCTTTAAAGTAAGAATTATCCGACGGCTAAATTGCCCATGGGGGCGCGGGAATAAATTTTGATTCCATCCATTGTTTGAAGGCCGTTACTACGGCGCTGGGAAACTTGGATGAGGGTCTGACCAGATAAACCCCTCCGGCGGTGTCCAGCTGCCAGTCCGGGAGAACATGAAGCAACTTTCCGGCCGCAATGTCATGACGCATCAACCATTCGCCAGCACCCAATATTCCTGAATCAGCGCAAGCCGCGGCGAGTAATGATTCGCTGTCGTTGGCCGTCAGGTTTCCTTTTGGCAAGACGGTCTGGAATTCGCTGCCGCGATAAAGTTTCCACTGCGGAAAAGACGCAAGACCACTGAAGCGAAGACAATTGTGCTCGATCAGGTCGTGTGGGGTTTCGGGCATGCCGTACTTTTCGATATACGCCGGCGAAGCACAAAGAATCCGGCGATGGTCACTAAGTTGCATTGCTATTAGTCGGTTGTCTTCCAGTTCTCCGATCCGGATCGCAACGTCAAACCCTTCGTCAATGATGTCGACCAGACGTTCGCTATAGTCTGCGAGAATCGAGACGTGCGGATGATCCCTGAGAAACTCCGGCAACATGGGGCCAAGCCATCGCCGTCCCATAGCTGCCGGCAGAGCAAGTCGCAAAGTACCTCGAACTTCGTTAGCACCTTCCGCCGCCTGCTGCTGAGCTGCATCCATCAGGTCTATGGCCGCGCGCAGACGCTCTTCAAGCTTGGAGCCCACTTGCGTAATTCGGACTTGTCGTGTGGAGCGCTCGACGAGACGAACTCCCAGGCGTTTTTCCATCGCGGCCAGTCGTTTCGAAACGATGGTAGGGTGTCGCTGCAGAAGCCTGCCTGCAGCGACAAAGGAGCCTTGCGAGGCAACGGCCAGAAACGCAGCGATTTCGTCACTGTGCTGATTATTCAGAACGTCAAGATTCATGGTTTTAGAATGATAGCTCCTGAGGACTGCCCCGACTCCAACGCTGTGTGCGCCAGCGATGCATCTTTCAAAGCGTAGCTGGCCCAGATACGAGGTTTGATAATCCCCGACCCTACAGCTGCCAACACGTCCTGTGCCCGCTCTTGATATTCAGCCGCGCTGGCGGTGTGCGCTGCCAGAGATGGACGCGTCAGGAACAGCGAACCTTTAGCGTTGAGCGTTGCCAACTCAACAGCCGAGGGTGCACCTGACGATGCCCCAAACGATACCATCAGTCCACGTGGGCGTAGGCTATCCAAAGACGCCTCGAAGGAAGCACGTCCGATTGGGTCATAGACCACATCGACCTTTCGGCCTTGGGTAATACGACTGACCTCGGATGCCAGGTTGTTGGCGTCGAACACCAGTACCTCATCACAACCCGATGTCAGTGCTTTTTCAACACTGGCTTGTTTCGAAACTACACCGATCACTGTCGCCCCGAGGTGTTTGGCCCAGGGCACCATGATCTCTCCCAATCCTCCCGCAACACCATAAATCAGGACAGTTGTGCCGTGGGTTACTGGATAGGTGGTTTTTAGCAGGTACTGCGCTGTAATGCCTTTAAACATGACAGCGGCAGCATCATCGAAGGACAAGATTTCGGGTATCTTCACCAGCCGCTCTGCTGGATAAAGTCGGGCGGACGCGTATGATCCTATAGGTCCGGTGGCATAAGCGACACGATCACCAGCCTGAACGTTACTAACACCTTCACCAATGATGACGACCCGTCCGGCTCCCTCTAATCCGAGAACGGATGGCAGCGCAACAGGCGTTACGCCCTTTCGTTGAGTCACGTCGAGGAAGTTGACCCCAATGGCCTCCTGTTCAATCCAAACCTCACCTGGCCCTGGCAATTGCTCATTCACCGGTTCCAGTTTCAGAACCTCAGGCGCGCCGAATTGGTTAAACCGTATAGCGGATATCATGGTCATTTTCTCCACTGTCAGAAGCTGTTTCCAAACCGATGCCGCCAGTGTGAGAACTTACCTTCAGATGAACAAGATGGGCTTAATGCAGAACATTCATGCATTAATTGCAGCAATAGCATCGTCAAACCATCTGCAGCGCAAGACGATGGAGGAGGAACAGTGCTGAAAGGAAGAAAAGTAGCTGCAACTTGTGCGCAACGAGTCAATTCAATCGCTCAGGAACGGCCGCTTTTGGCCGAAAGGCGCCGCTCCAGTACTCCGAATCAGACGGCAGCGCCCCGTGCCGTTAAATCTCCCCAACAGCCTGCACTTCGATTTTAGTAATTCCTTCCAGGCTGGCCTGCTCCAGGATCTCTTCAGCAGTCGAATCGGCTGTCGGCATGATCAAGCTGTTCTCGCCATCTCCAAAATGTAGCTCAAGCAGATGCATGGCGGCATCGTGAACGGCGAGTTCAGATTGGTTCAGCTCAATCTCATGTGTACGGGCTCGCCGTTGAACAGATAGTGGATCGTGTAGTTGCGCATGAATTGCCCTCGATGAGTGGATACCTACAATCAACCTGACTTTTTAGTCAGTTTTTAGCTCAGCCAGACGACTGACACGCAACTCGTCGCCTCACCCTCGCCCACCTGTCGCGCCTCGATTACTGTACATGCATACAGCACTTGTACAGCGAACCCGCTCCATGAATTTCGACCAAGCCAAATCTCTTCGGCTCCAGCGATGGCGCACGACCCTCGACGATCAGGACTTCCGAATGCAAAACCCTGAGGGTCACAGGGAAACTCTTCATGAAATGGCTGCGGCGCTGCGCGCTGAGGGGCTGATCGACCAGCTTGCGCAGTTCGACATGAACGAAATGGCAGACGCAGCCTACTGGCACGCCGTCGAGGAACTGCAGAACTCGCCAGGCCACTACCGCTGTGCGTCGACCTATGACGTCGTGCATATCGATAACGGGGAGTTGCTGGGCACGATCAGCCGCACGATCTTCTACTTTGCAACCACCGAGCGCAGCGCATCATCATCCTATGACGGCAAGGTTTATTCGGGCCCAGAAGGGATACACCTGAATCTGGGGATTTCCCGGAATGTCGGCACAATCACAGGGCTGATTCTGGAGATGCACGGGCGGCGGTACCAGTTGATCGAGACGCAACGGATGATCCGCGGTGTTTGCCACGATCCCCTCGATGACCCGGACACGTACCGAGCGCTGATTGATGCGGCTCAGATTGCACAGGAAGATCGGGATCTGCACGCCTTTGAAAAGGTGCGTCCTCACATCGAGTCGGCCGTCTTTTGCATGTGTCCGATCTGCCTGGATCGCTTTGGGGTACGTGACGAATGTTCGACCTGCGCCGGAAAAGGATTTGTGACGAAGACGCCACCAGCGGGTCTACGCTGAAAGCTCACGCGAGGATCTGGCAATGTGCGGACGGCTCACCCAGTACAGCGGCATTCACGATTTCGTGGCGGTGCTCAGCATGCCCAACGCCCTGGTCAACTCGACCGGCGAGCAACCGCTCGAGCGCTACAACGCCGCGCCGACCGCGCAGCTCGCCCTCTTCCACCAGGAAGGACAATTCCTGCACGCCGACATGGTTCGCTGGGGATGGCGCCCACACTGGGCGAAGGATCGCGCCGCGCCGATCAACGCTCGAGTGGAGAAAGTCGCCCACGGCCCGTTCTTCCGCGCCATCTGGCCGCACCGGGCGATCATCGCCATCAACAGCTGGTTCGAATGGGTCGACGAAGGTGGGCCGAAGAAGCAGCCCTATCTGATCCGGCACCGGGACGGCTCGCCGATTCTGTGTGCTGCCATCGGCCAATACCCGAACAAGGAACATGGCCCCGGCGAGAATGATGGCTTCGTGATCATCACAGCCGACAGCGCCGGGGGCATGGTAGATATCCATGACCGGCGGCCGGTGGCGTTGTCACCGGAGCTGGCTCGGGAATGGCTGGACCCGGCCACGCCGAAAGAGCGCGCCGAGCAAATGGTGCTTCACCAGGGTGAGCCGACAGAGGTGTTCGAGTGGTACAAGGTTGACCGGGCCGTAGGAAACGTCCGGAATCAAGGCCCCGACCTGATCAAGCCGATCGAATGATTCAAACATGCGTCAGCGTTTTCAGGCGCTCGACCAGGGCGGCTTCGAAAATGATGTACAGCCTTTCAGCATCTCCGGAACGCAACGCCCCACCGGTTTCCAGCCCCAGCACGAAGCCATCCGCCCGCGCGCCCGCCTTGACCGCGATGATCATCGAATCAGCCCGGACAATCTGCGCCAGAAGCCGATCCGCCTCCCGCTGCATCTTTTCGCTCAGCACTACACCTTCCACGTCAGCCACCTTTACCTTCACCGTGACATCCAATACATCAACGCAACCACAACCGTGACCCACACAAGGGTTATCAAAAAAGAAAGCCCAAAGAGCCGCTTGTCCATGCATTCCTCGAAAGCAGTTGAACCAGAATGATGGTTCACAGTTAACCACCCTGCAAGGATGCCTCTAAGTCAGCAATTCTGGAAACTATGGGAAGGTTTTTTTGCAAGAGTGCGGGCGCCGGATGGTGATGATGAACCAATTGACGACCATGGGAATCGAAAGTCTTCAGCGTGAGGTATTGTGTCAAGTCGTCGGCGTGGGGATTTGCCAGAGCGATTTTGCGCTATATTCGTTCGATTTTTATTAATAGCAGATCGGGCCGTATTTAATACAGCTCAAGGATGAGTGACTTTGAGAGCTTTTGCGATACCTCTAATCCTGTTCTGCCTCTGCGCCCAGGCAGATGAGCTACCAATTGATGGCCCAATGTTTGATGAGGCCCAGTACTCCATAGTTCGCAACAGCGCGGATGGTTCAGTGAGGACCGTCATCATTAGGCGGGTGGGGCCCTACTTCACTACCTTTATCAAGCAACAATATGACTGCAGCAGATTACAATATCGTTACCTTGGAACAGGCAGAACTGCCGAAAAGATCGCCGAAGAGCCGGCGGATACTCCATGGTTCACTGTTCGTCAGGGCGACTGGCATGAATTCGTTAGGGATCGAACCTGTCTGACAAATGCAGAGGTATCAGCGTCCCAGTGACTTCCAATCAGCCGCGAGCCTAGTTATCTCTCAGCGATGAATAAGATTGCTCGCAGGTCATTCCGCGGGCATGGCTTTGATCAGCAAACTCTGCCAAAGCGCCCGCTCGCTGATCAGCGCGCTTGAGCACGTCGGCAAGCACCATGACGGCGGCGCTTGCTGCTGAGCTTGCGGCGGAAGTGCAGGAATGGCTGGTGCTTTGACTTGCTGCAATCCGAGTGGCGAGTCTGTCAGCTGTGAGCTGCAGGCGGATACGAGCAGTGCGCTCAGAAGCAGCATCAGCGGTGATTTCATCGATCTTGCGTTGGCCATCTTGGATTGCCTTCCCAATTGAATGTTGATAGGCCTGCTCCTTGGCACGCGCTGCGGCTTCATTTGAAGCCCGCGCTTTGGCGTCCAGTGCGTCGCGTTCGCTCCACCTGCTCTCCCATTCGGAGTTCTTCACCGATAGTCCGTGCTGATACGCACCAATCAGTGCGCCGCTTATCAGCATCAGCGCGCCAAGGACTTTCCACGCGGAGGAGATCACGCCAGCACCTTCAGCGCTTTTGCGTAGAGCGTCGCGCGCTCAGCGGCTCCGTTCGGGACCCGCCCCCGCCGGCCGGTGTTGATGATGCTGCCGATGTTCGCGTTATCGCCGGCATCAGCCAGGGTGTTCAAGCCATTGGTTCCCCAGAACCAGGCCGCCGACATCGCGGCATGCTGCGGCAGCTCGAGCAGTTCCGGGTGGCTGATCAGGTCCAGGCCCAAGGCTTCGCCACACGCGGCGTAGTTCGCCCGGCCGGTGACCTGGATCAGCCCGCGGCCGCGGTACTTGAAGCCGTCGCCGGCGACGGTATTGCCCAGGTCTTTGCGCCCCTCATAACCGCGCTGGGCGGCGGTCGGCCCCCAGATCTCGCGCACATAGACCATCTGGCCGGATTCGTGACCAATCTGGGCGATGAACGCCGCAACGCGCTTGTTGCCGACAATCTGGTACCGCTGCATCGCCGTGTTCAGGGCGGGTACAAAAACGCCGGCTTTGGCGCCGGCGTTCGGGAGGATCTGCAGCAGCTGCTGCTGAGTGATGGGCATGGGTGTTCTCCAGGCAAAAAAAATCCCGCTCGTCGGCGGGTGTTCGGCTTCGTGCTTGTATCAGACTTCTTCGTTGGCTCGCGCCATGGGCGACGCTTCGATATCCGGGATGGCCGGTTCTCCTGGCCACGCCGGCTGGGTTGGCCATGCGGCCTGGCTGGTGACCTTGCCCAGCCCAAACTTGTAGGCTTTCCAGGCTTTCAAGCTGACCAGCAGCGCGGCCTGCTCGGCTTCATCAGCCTCTGTTGCCTCGCCCGCGTCGATGCCATAACCCAGCGTGTCGACGCGATCCTGAATACGCAGGATCTGCGCGTTGGCCGACGCGTTTTTGCTGGCCAGAACAGCCTTGATCTGCGTGAGCTGCGCCGCGGCAGCGGTCGCCGCCTTCATCTGTGCCGTGACCAGCTGGCTCCAGTCAATGGCGCCAACGACCTGCTGAAACTCCGGCATAGCACGCGATGCAGCCGGCTCCCCTTCCAACGGAAGCGGCGCCGGAAACTGCACTGCGCCATCCGGAACATTCAGCAGCGGTACCGGAAAAGCCTGCTCCGGGCTGTAATTCGCGGGAATTGGCAGCAGCAGCGTGACCACCAGTTGCCCATCCACGCGCTCAACGTCGGCGTCGAACCATGGGGAGTTGATCGCCTGGCGCGGCAGTGTGTCGCCCTGGTCCACTTGCGAAAAATCAAAAGCCTGGCCATTCACGGTCAGCACGTCACCGGCAACCACCACAGCCAGCGACTCATCGTTTCGAACAGACGTCAGTTTAATGATCATCAGAACCACCTCCCGATGGCCAAACAGTTCAGGATAATGGTGACCGAAGTGCTGGTCGGCGAAATGATGAAAATAGCCCCGAACTGGAGGGTTGTCGGGTCGGAAGCGACAGTGTTCCAGCACAAGCCCGAAGAGCTCTGCACCACAACCTCAGTCGTCGGCAGCCCGACAAATGTTGCGGCGAATGCGCCAGGGTTCACCATGGTGCTGTAGAACACGGAGCCGGCCGGACTGCCGATCGCCACCCCACCGAGCGAAACGCGCTTGTAGCAAATTTGCGTGCCGTCGGCGTAGCGGATGTAGGAGCCAGCAGCGTTGGTGCCGGACTCCATGACCGCGCCGGTGGCAACGCCCCCGGACTGCGAAACGGCGCCAACCATTCCAGCACCGAAAAGCTTCTGAGCAGTGCCGGTGGAGTTTCCTGTGCCGCCCAGGGCGACTGGCAGTGCAGCCGGCAGGGCCTGAGGCGAACCGGTGGCCCCGAACGCGGCATAGAGTTCGTCGATATTCGACTGAGTCTTGGTGAAGGCGCTGCGCGGCGTATCGCCGCCCGCCCCTGTAGGCACAGTGCCAAGGTTGATCGTCTGTTTGGACATTCAAGTCTCCAGAAAAAAGCCCCCGCATTGGAGGGCCCTGAAAAAGTCAGTGCATCACTGATATGGAAAAGGAAGCCCAGCTGTGCGGATCACCAGGGCGGTAGGCCTGAGATCTGGAATGTTCCTGAAGGCATTGCCGGCCGGCACGCTCCCATCACCCGCCGCGGATGTTGTGCCAATGGTTGTTGCCCCAGCAGCCCCAAACATGAAGGTTATTCCACCGTTTCTTCCGTAGACCCCCTCTGCAACCGACACCGTATAACCTGGTGAGGCGCTGCCGTTCAGGCATATCGCTGCGCGCGACCAGGGCAAATGCGCGGCGTACTCTTCGCCGCCCAGAGCGATGTCGACTCTGCTGTCCAGTGCTGGTGAGTAGCCCGGCGCTACCATGCCGCGACGTTGCACGTTGTATCCACCCGCATAGGTATAGGGGTACCAGGCGCTTTGATTACCGCCGTTGGGCGCAGGCTTGCCAGGCGCGCTCACCGCGGCGATGACATTCAAGGGAGGCTGGAGGGAATTGAAACTGATCCTTCCATCCTCCAGAAAGGTCTTCAAGTAAGGACTCCCGGCGATGTTGTTGGCCATCAGGTCAAAGCAGTAGTACCTGGTGTTTTCATCTGCGTTCATATAGATGAACGTCATGCTGTTGCCAGTGCGAGAAACGCCATTCAGGCAACCGGACCCGGTAATGAACACAATCGGTGATTGAGCATTCGTCACCGTGAACCCATAGGCCGGGTCGCCACGCGGTGGAGTCCCCGCTTCAGGCGCCCAGTTCGCGCCATTGCTAGGATCGAGTTGAGCGGATCTCAGGAAATACCGCGCCCAGTTTTCGAGGTACGCCAAATTTCCGCTCTTCACCAAGCCGTAACAGATTTTTGTGGTGTCAAAGAGAAGTTCTCCGTTCTCCTTGGTCACAACTAGTCGAGCTGCCATCAGTAATATCCGTAATAAATCTGAGAGTTGGCAGAGAAGTAGCCCCAACCGTTCGTGTTGTAGGAGTAGGCCCAGGAAAGGGTCGTGCCGGACAGCGAGACACCTGGCTGCTTCCCCTTCTCACGCTGCAGGTCTACCAGCGGCACAACGATGTAAAACATGGTCTTGCCCGCCGGCGGCGATGGAATCGCGACAGAGCCATTGACCCCACCGGTCACCACGCTGCCAACCATCTGGCTTATTTTCATCGTCATATCCACCAGCACGACGCCGGCGGAGGTTTTCAGGGTCAGACCGGTCATGTCAGAGGCTCATATCGATGCCCACCACGCCATTGGGGTGATAGAACTTGATGGATGTGTTGCTGATCTGGAGGCGACCGGCACCATTGCTTCCGTTCATCTCCCAGGCGCCCGTGCGCGGCAACATCCAACCCTGAGTGGCAGGGATGTAGTCCAGCGACTGAAGCGCACCACCGATCTTCGCGTTGGTGATGCCGCCATCCTCGATGAAAGCCGATTTCATGAACACCTGCCCGCCCTGCACCGCAAACGGAACCGACACAGCGCCGCCGGCAATCGAATTGACGATCGCAAAGCGGTCGGCCGCGACCAGGAACTGGCTCTGCAAGCCGGCGCCGGTGTTCTCGATGCCCAGGCCAATGCCAGCGGCGACATACTGCCCGCCCGCCGTGATCTGCATCTTCACCGACCACATGGTCGAGGCCTTGCCGTCCAGCGTGGCGACGGCCTGGCTGGTGGTCTGCACCGCGGCACTCGTTTGATTGACATCCGCCTGAACGGAGTCGATTCGCTTGGCCGTGGCAATGCCGTCCTCAAACCGCGCTGACTGCTCGGACCACACCCCGGCGTAGACCTGATCTGAACCCGCGTACCCGCCTGTGTCGCCCGCCAGCGCGGGATTGACCTGCACGTATACGCCGTCGAGCTTGATAGCTTGTGCGGTCAGTTGGTCGCCTTGATGCTCGATATCCAGCGTGTTTTTCGAGACCTGCGCGGCCAGCGCGTTTGCCTCCTGGATCGCCTGACCGATGTCCTCCCAGTAGGTGACATTCGGTGGCGGCGTGTTGGTTGGCACAGCCTGCAAAGCCAGGTACAGGCGCCGCCCAACGCGCACCGTCTCCCCTTTCAGGTAGGTCGACGACGGGTTGTACTCCTGCGCATCGGCGATGTTGTCGATCTGCTCCTGGAGCCCGGGAATCTTGTCGATCTCGTCGAGGATGTCCTGGCCGAGTTCCGTGCGCCCGATTTCGCCGGCGATCATTTCAAGAATATCGGCAGCATTCGAGCTCGATTGCCCTTGCACGCCGATGCCGATCGGATACCACGGCCCGATGTTGCCGATCTTGTCGACGAGCCGGCCCCAGAAGTAGAACGTCACGCCAGCTTTCAGCCCGAGCATGGAGAAATCGTTTTGCGGGTATGCCAGGTCGGTCAGCTTGGTGGCGGCCGCCAGACTGGTGGTCGGGCCGTACCAGATTTCCGTGCGCTGGCTGTCCTCGGCGCCAGCCGGAAATCCCCACTTCAGGTAAATGCCGAACAGCAGCGGCGTTGCCGTCAGGAAGCTGAGCGCCGGCGGCAGGCCCTGCTTGCCTTTCAGGGGGGTCAGGATCGAATTGCGCCACTGCGAGGTGATGTCGAATGCACTCACCGCCCGCACGCGCGCCACGTAGTCGCCGGCGTAGATGCCGACCACGTCCACGTTGGTCATGCCGGTGCGCTGGACCTTGATCCAGTTGCCGCTGTCCTTGCGCCACTCCACGTCATAGCCGACCGCGCCATCCACGGCGGGCCAGCTGATGGTCATCGTGGCTACGGCCAGGCCCTGCACCACCGACGATGTCGATGCGAGCGTCACGCTGACCGGCGCCGGAACGACGGTGATCGGGATTACGCTGATTGGCCGCTCCTCGAGGCGCGCGCCGGTGTCGATGCTGGCGAACTTGCTCGGCTCGAACTGCAGCGCGCTGATCTCGTAGTCGCCCTCGGTTGTGCGCCTAGTGCGCAGCACGCGATACAGCGGGATTGCCAGGTCGTCCGCATCGAGCGCCCACTGCAATTGCGCCGTAGGTGGCTCACTGTAGGCAACGGTGACTGTCACGGCCCGGCCACTCACGCTCTGCACCGTGCGGCCTTCCGCCCGGCCGCCCGGCAGGTTGATGATCAGCCGATCACCGGCCTTGGCCCGGGTGTCCCGGTCGAGCGTGACCACGCGGCCAGCCGCCGCCGAGATGCGCCCGCCAACCTCCCGCCCGGCCAGCAGCGAGTCAGCCACTGGAATGATGTGGCCGGGCAACGGAATCACGCCCTCCATGCCGGTCTTGAAAGACACGGTGCGGTCCTGGTTGTTGCTGAGGATCGCCCATTTGCCGCGGCGTTGGGCCTCTGAGGCGCGTGTGCAGGCAATGGCGCTCAGCTCGGTCGGCCGATCGCCGTAGCGGCGCTGCAGGTCCAGGTCGGCAAACGGAATGACGTCGGTGTCGTAGTTGTTCGCCGGATTGTCGTAGCTCACCAGCGCCCGGGTGTAACGGGTCTTCGCGGAGGCACTGCCGTACGAAAACTTGCCATCGATGACGTTGGCCCGGGTGAACACGTAGTCGAAGTCCTGCGCGCGCGGCATGTCGGCCTGCATCACCAGCTGCCCCTGCGCCCAGTACGTCATGCCCCGGTAAATCGCCGAGATATCACGCAGCAGTGACCAGGCATCGGTCTTGCCTTGCAGGTTCATGTCGCAGAGGAAGCGCGGTTCGGTGCCGCCCAGGCCGTTCGGCACCAGCTGGTCGCAATACTGGGCGATCCGGTACAACTCCCACTTGTCGACCATGAACGGTTTGATGCGTTTGCCCAGGCCGAAACGCTCCTCGGTGCAGATACCGTAGGTGATCCACGCCGGATTGTTGGTCCAGGCCGACTTCATGCTGCCGTCCCACGTCCCGGTGTAGACGCGCGTGACCGGATCGTAGTTGCTCGGCACCATCCAGCGCCGCGCTTTGCACTTCACGGTCACGGCCGGAATGTTGGTGAATTGCTCAGCGTCGAACTCGATGTAGAGCAGAGCGGTGTTCGGGTAGCGCAGCTTGGCGTCGATCACCTCCGTGTAACCGGCGATCAGCATGGTGTCGGCGACCTTGTTGCTGTTCTGGTTGGGCGTCAGGCGGCGCACGCGAATCTGCCAGCCAGTGGTGGCCGTCGGTAGATCGATGCGGCGCGACCGTTCATAGCGCGTGGTGGTCTTGCCATCGACGGCGTCCACCAGCATCTGCTGATACGCGCCGCCGTCGGTGGCCACGTCGATGGCGTACTCGATGCGGTAGCCGCCCACATTGCCCTGGTCGTCCGCACGTTGCAGCGCTGGCCAGGCGAAGCGCATGCGCACGGCGGAAAGCTGGGTGTTGGTGATCGAGCGTACCCACGGCGAATCGCTGCGCAGTTCGATGTTGAGCGACGTCTCGTTCTCCACGGAGGGAATGCCCGGGATATATGTCTGATCCACCGAGCCAGGGCGCCAATCCCATTTCACGTTCGGGAAGTTGTAGTTGCCGCTGGCATCGCGGATCGGCGTGTTGTCCAGGTAGATGTTGTAGTCGGTCGGGACTTCGTCGAACTCACCCTCACCCACGGCGATCAGCAGCTTTGCCAGGTTGGTCGAGCGCAGGCTGTCGCCGGCTTCGACCGGCGACTTCGGCTTGCTGCTGCCGCCCTTCTCGCCGCTGATCTCGATCTGTTGCGCTGCGCCCATGCTTTCCTCCAGGCATAAAAAACCCGTCTCACGGGCGGTTGGTGTGTGGCAGTCCTGCTTACACTTTGTCTTCAGCCCGGATCGAGGCCGAGATGATCATCCCGCCCCACCGGCGCTCGCCGATGCAGATCGGTACCGGGTTGCCACTGGCCGTGGTGTTCTTGGCGCTGCCGAAGGCATAGGACGGTGCGTTTTCGGGGGATGAGCTTTGCTTCAGGCCTGAGGCTTGGGGGCTAAGCATCTGCACAACACCGCCCGCGATCAAAGCGACGCCTACTGGAAAAAGCGCTTGAAAACCAGGTAGAGGGATGAAAGAAGCCGCAACCAGCACCGCGCCAACGATGGTCTGCAAAACGCCAGCGCGCTTGCTGCCGGCAATCACTGGAACAATTCGAATTTCCTGAGTTCCGCCGAGAGCGAAATCCCTTTCAGGAGAATTCTTGCGATTCCGAAAAATCGCAAAACGTAAACCACGGCGTTCCAGATCTCGTATTGCCGCTTCAAATCCATGAATGGTGCATTTTAGAGCCTTGAACGCCTCGCCTACTGACTTGCTCCCGAGTTGGCGATAATGCACTCGCCCGAAAAGCCCAATGAGCGGCCCGGACAGTACAATGGTGGTCATATTCTGATCAGCGGCCGTAGGGATGGGCATACTTTTCTCCACGCATTAAAAAACCGCCCGGAGGCGGTCTTGGAATATTCATTTCACAAGCAGTTATTGATGGCCTCTTTGAGGCCTCCCCTGCCCAATTGTTGCCAGGCCATCCGCTGATACAGTTTCACAGCGGATCCCCCGTTGGCTTTCTTGATGTCCAAGACATCATCGGTTTGGCCATTCATGTCATTGCCGGCAACAAGCCTGTAACCGGTTGATGTCTCGCTCATAACGGCGCTTGACCGGTAGTCTTGCCACGATGGATAGACGCAGAGGGCATACGCCTTCGGGTCCTTTTTCGTGTTAGCCGATAACTCTGGTGCGCCTCTCAGAAGGTCAGAAGGGGTGGTGCACCCCGCCAACAAAGCTATCGCCAACGCTCCTACAAACAATTTCATGCAGGTCACTCCTGTGGAAATGCCACACGATATCACCGGGCGTCCTTGTGGCGCAGCACCAGGCGCGTCCGCTCGAGCCATGGCCCGCCGAACACGATGACCTCCGACGGCCGGCCGTAGAGGTGATGCAACAGAAAAGGCCCAGGCCCGAACGTATCCGCGTCCTCACCTGGCAAGCCAGGATCGGCGCCGAGGAAGACGCCGGCATGATTTGGGCAAACCGTCCGCCCTACTTCCATCACGATCAAGTCGCCGCGCTGCGGCTGGTCGACGCGGTAAAAGCCGGCGCCCTCGTAGTTCGCCTCATACAAGCTGGCGTTGTCCTTGCTCTCCCACCAGCCGTCGGTGCGCTTGAAGGCTTCGAATTCCAGCCCCCATTCGCGCTTGTACCAGTCGGCGCAAACCTGCCAGCAGTCCCAGGCGCCGTGCACGAATGGCCGCTTCAGCAGCGGCACTTCGCCGGCAGGCGTGACCGTGCGCAAGTCGCCCTCCGGCCAGCTCAGGATGTGCCATGGCAGCGCGGTGACCTCGCACATGGCCAAATCGCGCGGCGAAGGCCGGCTGGTGGCGTCCGGATGCGAATGAACCACGCCGATCACTTCGCCGATGTCTTCTGCCGCGGCGTACTCCTCCGGGTCGATACAAAATTCCTCGTTCGGCTCGGTGGAGACGTTGCGGCACGGCAAGTACTGCTGCCTGCGGCCCACGGCCAGCAGCAGGCCGCAGCACTCTTTCGGATACTCGGCTGCCGCGTGGGCCTGGATCGCGCTCAAGATGTGCTTGCGCATGGTCAGCTCCTTGCAATCAGGGATACGGCCGGGAAGCCACCGAATGGCAGCGGGTTCCCATCGCCGAAGCGCGGGATGCATCCCTTGCCCAGCGTGGCGTCGCACTCATCCAGCTCCGGGTTGTCGGTGACGACGCCATCCTTGGTCACGTACGGCCCGGTGTAACCGCAGTTCGGCCCGCGATAGCCGCCGGTGAGGCACCAGTGGCACAGCGTTGTGGCCTGCCGGCCGATGGACTCGCCGCCGACGTCGCCCGGGCTGGCCAGCTCCCAGCTCACGTTCTCGCCGTCCTCGTTCGTCTTCTGGTCGATGTACCAGACCTCGATCGTCTCCTGGGTCGGGTCGGCCGTGGGGTTGCCGCCCGGGAAGTTGTCTGCGTCGAGGTAGGTGCCCAGCGTGTGCCGCATCGTCAGCTTGAACTCGAGCAGATCCTCGAATGCCAGGCACAGCGCCGTGATGCGCCCATTGACGTTACCGACCGACAGCGTTGGTCGAACCGCTGTACCGTCGCCGTTCGCCTCTATGCCGTCGATCTGCATCGGCCAGGCGCTGTACTCGTTGCCCTGCCAGTAAATCGCTTTCGCCGGCAGCTGGTCCGCGTCGTCGCCGGCGGCGATCAACTCGGCAGCCGTGTGCGGTATCGCGTGCCCGTGGAAGCGCAGAACATCCGCGCCGTAGTCCGTGCCGTCCAATTCAAAGAGCAGCACTTCGCTGCCAGGCTCAAGCACCTGGATGTCACTGATCAGCGGCATGATTGCCCCTTATGGTTGGAATGCCCGCTCAAAAGTGGCAGTGAGTTTGAAGACCCCGCCGCCCATTGGTGTGGGAGCGGGATTTTTGCAGGTGAACAGCCCGAGTTCGCCGAGCGGCGTTGTCCAGAGAAACGCCTTTGCCCCGGCGTGCCGGTCGAAGAACGCCATGATCTGCTGCACCTTGGCCTTCTGGACGACGCAGGTGATCGGGTAGGAGTCCTCTTTGTTGTTCGGACCGTCGCCGACGTTCTGCGCGTAGCCGTTGCCGAACTTCGAGGTGCGCACCCGATAGTTGATATCGGGTGTTTCCCCGCGCCCGGTCGGCCAGGTGAATTTCTCGATGGCCATCAGCCCCTCCCATTTGTCAGGCGCCAGATCGAACCGCCCGGCTGCAACGCTCTGGCGATCGCGGTTTCCGCTTCGGTTTTGGCAGCCTGCTGGATGCTCTTGCCAAGCTGGCTGGTTGTCTCTTGCGAAACACCCGCCCCGTCGCTCCCCGATGTCTGCACCGAGACCGCCACCGGAAAGATGTACGTGTTGCCCCCACCACCAGACATTGCGGCCAGTGCAGGCCCACCACCGGTGGTCAGTGGCGTGACGCTACCGCCGTTGGCACCAGTCATCAGGAACGATCGGCCGCCCTCGTTGTAGAGCTCCGGCCCCAGTTCGTTGACTTCGTACAGAGAGTTCGGCGCGACAGGTCCACCAGCCGCCCGGTATCCAGAAAAATCGATACTGGTATAGCCAGCCTGCGATGCACCGAGATCCGACGACACGGCACCGGCAGATCCGGCGGCCAGTCCGTTCCCGCCGCCACCTCCGAAGTACGAACCTGCCGCTGATGCGGCAATACCGAACAGCGCGCTGAGCCCTTGTGATGTTGCCTGTCGGGTAGCGATCTTCGCCATATCCGCCAACACCGACTTGGTGAAGTCAGAAAATGAGAATTTGCCATTGATGGCGAAACTGGCTACAGCGTCCTCTGCCGAACTGAACGCATTGGTGAGCAGGCTTTTCGTCTGCCCCGCGGCGTTCTGCGCTGACTCGAGATAGTTCTGCCACGCCGACGAGGCTCCGGCACTCCAGTCGCCCTGGGCTGCTGTCATCTCGTCGTAGTTGGCTTGAACCGTATCGTGCAGATCCTGCTGAGTGGCCTTCAGTGCCGCAAGCTTCTGCGTGTACTCGTCGAGGCTCATGCCGCGCGAGCCATCGCCGTACTGGTTCGCCAGATCCAGCTTCTGCTGATTGAAGCGATCGTCGATGCCGTTCTGCTGGCTCATCAGATCGCGCTGACGATCTCCCAGACCGATGCCCGCCGCCGCACGCTGGCCCTGCTCGCGCAGAGTTTTGACTTGTTGCTGCAGCGCGCTGCTGTAGGTATTGACGGCCTCGGTCTGCTTCTTCAGCCGACCTTCTTCGTTCTTCGCCAGCACGCTCAGTTCGGTGTCAGCGTCCTGCTGCACCTTGACCATGGCGGCCCGGGCGTCGGCGATTTTCTGGTCAAGCTGGATGCGCTGCGCGGCCGATGTGCCGGCTTTGCTCTTCGCCGCTTCCAGTGCGGCGATCTCAGCCTCATACGCGGCAGTGACCTCGTCGCGCTCGTTGCCGATCATGGCCTCGCGCGCTTGAAGATAATCCGCCTGCGAGATCAGCCCAGCCTTTTGAGAAGCCTCCAGATCCTTCTGAGCATTTTTGTGCTCGGCGAGCACAACACTGAGCGCATTTTTCGAGTCATTGAAACCAGATAGATCGACGCTGCCCGCGGCTGCTTTTGGATCCTTTTTCTGCTCGTCGATTGCCTTGCGCAGCTTGTCGTAGGCGCCACCAGAGAACTTTTGGCCGTCGAAGAACACACCGTCCAGCAATGGGGATTTCTGACCGGTCTTTTCGGCGTCCTGATAAAGCGTCGTGAACTGATCGTTGAGCTTCTTGTAGGCCGCTTCGCGCTTTGCGAGTGGGTTCAGGTTGTCCATCTGCTCGTCCAGTTCCTTCTGGACAGCGATCAATTCCTTGTTCGCCCGAGTCGCTTCGCCAGTCGCGGCGGTGTTGCTCTCGCTCGCTGATAAGCGTGCCTTCAGTCCTGCAAGCTTGGCCTCCAGTGCCGGAGTTGAGTCGTCATTCTCCCCGTCATCCAGCCCCAGCGAAGAGTTCAGCCAACTGAGCCCATTGGATAGTGCACCGGCAACACCACCACCCTTTCGGGTATCCAGCACACGCTGGGTGATTTCGATCTGCTTGGCCAGGTCGGGAAAAATCTCAGACCGGACTTCAGCATAGGCACCCTTGATGGCCACTTTCACCCGATCCCAGTCACGCTCGATATCGGACAGGGATTCGCGGTAGTTCTTCAGACGCTCCAAGGCCGACTGATTGAGATCTTCACTCAGGACGTCCAGTGCTCGCTGATGGTCTCCCTGATCATCAATCGCCTTGATCGTCTGGTACTGCTCGTAGCTAAGCAGCCCATACTGGTCGCTGATCTTCTCGGCGGCTTCTGTGGCGGTGTCACCGGCATTCGCGAGCGATTTGGCGATGTCTCCAGCGCCCTTTCCTGTCACCTCACCAATAGCTGCGGCGGCCTGAGCCAGGTTCTGCATCTGGACGCCGCTGGTAGCAGCGCCGGAAGCCAGTGCAATCACAGCCTCGCGAGCGCCTGCGAAGTTCTCAGTGATCGCCCCAGCGGATTCAGCCATAACCTTGAGGCTGGCAATGCTCTGCCCGGCATCGTTCGATCCGCCGTTGATGGCGACGTTGAACTCGCGGGCCTGCTTCTGTGCGTCGAAGTAGGCATAGCCCAGCGCGCCGAGGACACCGGCCAGCAAGCCGGCGGGAATCAGCGCCGCTGCCAGACTCTTGGCGGAAGCGCCTGCTCCGGCGCCGAGCTGTGCAACCGCCCGCGCGCCGCTGCCCCAATCCCCAGACTGCAGGGCATTCGTCAGTTGCATCACGTTTTCTTGAGCCTGACGGGTGCCAAGCTTCAGCTTGTCGAATGCAGTTTCTGTCGCGATCAGACCGTCTCGGTCTTTGCCGATCTTCGCCAGCGCTTCCCCGTAACGGTTCGCGTCGATCTGGCCGGCCTTGTACAGTTCGTTGAGCGCTTTCTCCTGCGCCTCCAGCTTTGCCAACTTCGCAGTGACCGGATCGATGCCGTTGACTGTGCGCTTCAACGCTTCGATCTGACGGTTTTCAGCGTCGATCAGCCGCTGCTTCTGCGCCGTCTCCTTTGCCTCGGCTTTCTCGATCTTGTCGTAGGCCTTGGCGAGCCGATCCTGATAAGCCTCCTGCTGCTCAATGGTGACAAGACCGCCCTTGCGGGCACGCTCCAGCAAGCCTTCAGCCTGGATCAGTTGCTCCATGCTGCCGATGTTGCCGGACATCGCCTTGTCGAGCTGGCTGATGATCGCGATTTCACTGGCTGCACTGGCACCGGCCTTGCGACTTGCATCGACTTGGCGCTCTTTGGCGCCCGTGGCTTTGTCGATTCCCTGAGCAGCCTCGTTCTCAGCCTGGCTGATTTTCTTGCCGGTGTTGGCCAGGTCCTCGCCCGACTTGCCGAGATCATCAATCGCCTTTTCGGCATCAACTGCCGAGTCGACCAACTTGTCGAGATCGTCAGCCGCCTTGGATGCAGACGAGGAGTTCACCTCGATGCCGAGGGACGCGAAGGTGGTGCTCATTTACTGTCCTTCTGTTCCGCCATCACCCGCAGGGCTTCGGCTTCCATGACGCGGATATCTGGAAAGACGCCGACGACCTCCGACCGGGTAAGCCCGAGGAAGCCGGCGACAGGGCGAATTGACGTGTAATCGAGTCCGGTAGCGCCGCACGCGCCTATACGCCACTGGGTGCCCATGGCCTCGAAGACTTTGAAGGCTTGCCAGACATCAGGCCAGACCTCGCAGACTTCGTCAGGTATGTCGCGAAGGGAAAGGCCGAAAGCCGCCAGCGATTCGGCAGACGGCCCCGGCTCGTACAGCTTGCGGGAGACGCTTAGGAGTTTCCCAAGCGGGCATTACTGAAGGCTTCGGAATAAGCGGCAAGCACCGCGCCCGGAGTGGCGGCGATGGAGCTGACCAGAATGCGCAGGTTTTCGTCGGTGAACTCTTCGGCGATATCCCAGCCGACAACGATCGCCTTCAACTGCTCGACCTGCAGATCAATCAGCAAAGCAGTGAACTGCTCAATGCCGGCCTCTTCCGCTTTCTCCTTGAGCGCCTTGTGCCGCTCGCCCCACTCCGCGTAGAGCCCCGCCAGTTCAGTGCGATCGCGATATTTGAATTCGAACTCAACGCTGACCGGGTCACCACCAACCGTTGGCAGCATGACGACGTGGTTGAAGGTTGGATTCTGGGCGAGTGTGAACTTTGCCATGTGCCTTCCTTACGCCGAGGCGCTGTAACGGGTTGGGCGGCCGGTCAGCGCGATGCTGATAACGCGGGTCATCAGGTTGTTGCGCGACATGGTCGGGGTCGAAGTGATCGAAACGTAGCCGTTGTAGATGATGCGGCTACCGCCCGGCAGGTTCAGGCGCAGAACGCGGGCCTGTTTGTCGTCGTCCGCGGCCTCGCAGACATCGACATAGGGTTGCGACGGATCGTCGGCGACCGTGATGGTCAGCGTGATTGGGTTCTTGGTGGTCGGCATCTGGCGGTCATCATCGTCAGCCAGGAAGCCGAACGTCAGAAACTGCTGGTCGCCACCACTCGATCCGAGTTCGGTGATTTTCGAGATCTCGGTGAAGGTGGTCACCTCGCGAGCGGTACCAGCGCCCGAACCGGCCGGATATTGCTGAATGTTCGTGGTGTTAACGCCATCGAGCGCAAAGGTGCCGCTGGCAATCTCGCCGACTTGCACCGCGCGGCCGTCCAGGCGGGTCCAGCCAGAGCTGAGAGCGATGATGTCGCCCTCGGCCAGTCCGTGCGCTGCTGCGGTGGCCACTGCCGGATTGGCATTGGTCAGGGCGGTGAATGGGATTGCAGCGCCATAGGCAGAAGCAATTTCGAACGTCGCGCCGTTGGGCATTTGAATGCCGGCCATGGGGTTTTCCTCTCTTCAGAAATGACAAAACCCGCTCAATGGCGGGTTCTGGGTTTGCCCAATGGGCGGGTTAGTTGGTGTCGGCGCGGTACGCAAACGAAACCGGAACGGTGTAGGTCGTGTCGTCTGGGATACCTGGCCCTTGATCAACCGGTGTCATGGTCACCACGGTCAGTGCGCCCTTCGTGTTTCGCTCGTACAGCGGGAACAGTGCGGCGATCTGGTCGGCCAGCGCGCCGGCGGCACCGCGGTACTTGCCGGACGGCGTCACGATGCTGACCTGGAACACGCCGGTGTACAGCTTGTGGTCTCCGGCAAGCGTGCTGCTCGCTGTATCACCTGGCAACGTGAACGCCTTCAGGTATGTAGCACCCTCCACGGGCGTGTATGCCTCGTTCTCCACCACAACCTTGAGCGGTGTCGGCAAGGCCTTCGCCCAGGCGATCAACTTGGCCTCATAGATCGAGGCAATATTGTTGTGGCTCATACCTGATTGTTCCTGATGGCTTCGTCGACGATCTGCTGGAATCGCGCGAGCGTGATGCGCACCATGCCGCCCGGTGCCTGCTTGGAATGGCCGTACTCGAGCGGTACCGCATATGGCAGGTTGTTCACGATGTACGCCGTTTGCCCGATGGTCAGCTGCTCGACCTGAAGCCTGAGCTTTGCCAGCGTGACGCCGCCGGCCGGATCGACCTGATCAAGCTCACCTTCAGCCGGCGTACCAATCGAGAATTGCCAGTTACCGCGGAATCGGCCGCCGACGTAATCCTTGCCAGCAACCAGTCCATTCACGTTGAAGTTTTGGTCGCGCTCGGTTTTTGTCAGCGGCTTCGCATACTTCACGCCGCGTTTGAGCTTGCCGGCCTTGGTGAAGTTGTTCTCATCGAGATTGATGAGGGTATTGCGCACAGCGACCTTGAAATCGTAGTCATCGGCGGCGCGGTTGTTGGTTGCGCGATGCGCCACGTTCGCGGCCCAGATCTCGGGGTTGCCCACCGGCGACATCCGAATAACGCTGCTGCCGATCTCGATCACGATTTCGCGGAAGGTGGCGTCGAGCCCGGCCTGGGCCTGCTCGGCGAACTGGCGGATGTTCTCGGCGAAACTGCCGTTCAGGCCTGAGTATTTGCTCATGACCGCACCTGCAGCTCATACAAGATCGGCGTACCGGCCGGATTGACCTCTTTCAGCGGCGGCACGATGGACCAGGTGCGGCCCTGAATGATCACTTTGTTAAGCAGGTCCGGCACCCACTCCAGCCCCTGCGCGGCGATCTTCAGCTTCTTGTCGCCCTGCTTGATGAGGCTGTTGTTCTGGAATTCCTGACCGGTGAAGTCGAGCAAGATGCCTTGGGCGGTCTGTTCCGTGACGGTGCCCGGGCCCGCCGACCCGGTCTCTGGGTCGTACTCGCCGACAGTCGTCGCGCGGATAATCACGGGCTGGCCGAACTCTCTGATCATGTCCTGAGCCATAACGGCCATTTCGTCGAAGAAGGCCATGGCGGCTCCTGCTCAGCTATGCGCGGACGGCGAACAAGCCCCGCTTCTGTAAGTAATCGGCAAACTGCGTTGCGCTCGGTCGGTCCGGCGCTGCTGGCAACAGGCGCCCGCTGGTGTTCGGGATCGTTGCGTACTCGCGTGTCACCGCGCCTTCGACACGTTCCAGCGTTACCGCGCCTTTGCGTTTCTCGATCGGGTCGACGTCGTCGGTGTGGATCTCGGCAGCCAGCGCCATTTGGCCGTACTGGATCCGCGCTGGCAGGTAGTTGTCTGGCTTGATCTCGCGATCCAACTCGACGCCCCGGCGCGGCCAGGACAGGGCCTGCTCACTGTTGGTCTTCCGTCCTTTCCACGTCATGCCATCCATCGCCAGTGCGGCACGACGCAGCAGTGCTTCCTGTGCTGGCACTTCCGCAGGGATGACCACGCCGAACTTCACGGCGTACATGGCCAGATCCTCGGCAGATGCGTAGCTTTCGGCGTCAGGCTTGCCGGTACCGTCCTCGATGATGAGAGTCATGAATCAGCTCGCTTTGTGAGTTGGGCCGGGCGCCGTTGGATTGGCACCCGGATTATTACGCCTTCGGAAGCTCAGAGACCGCCTTTTCCAGCGACTCAACCGAAGCATTCGCCCGGTACGGCACATTGGCGGCGTCGAGTTGCGCTTTGAGGTTCGCGATCTTCTCGGCACTGTCGACCGGTTCCGCTGCCGCCTTCAGGCGTTCGACTTCAGCGCGGAGAGATTCAACCTCGCCAGCCAAATTGTCGCGCTTACCCGTAAGGGTTTCGAAACCCTCATGAATGGCTTTCAGTGCACCGAACAGGCGGATTGGCAGTTCGCCGGCGCCCGGGTGTTCCAGATCTGATTGCCCCTCGACGGCGTCGATCAGTCGCAGAATGCCGTCGCGCTCAGCTCGCAGTGCGGCGTTGTCCTGTTCAAGACCGGCAAGGGCCTCAGCATTACTCGAATCAGCCGGCTGGCTGATCAAAGGCTGTAATACCGAAACCTCGACGCCCTGCGCCTCATAGGCAGCAACCACCTTCGGCCAGTCGCCAATCACGACCGCATGGGTCACACCCGACTCTGGCCGATCAAAGTGCGCCGGATTGCGGTACCGCTTTTCCGGATCGAAGTCCGAATTCTGAGTAGAGTAAACCAGTTCCATAAAAGTCTCCGTAGCGGCCATCGCTGGCCGCTGTCAGGGTCGGTATCAGCCGCCGGCTGGTGGCGTGGTGGTCAGGGTGATCAGCACGCCAGCAGTCACCTTGTTGCTGTTGGAATGCTTGACCCAGTTCGCAGCCGAACCGACGGCGGCAAGCGTTGGGTTCGCGCCGCCAGCGGCTTCCTTCCAGCTGTAGCCGAGAACGTCGATGTTGACGGTGCCTTCAGCGCGGTAGCCGATACCCAGGTTCTCCTCATCGTTCACCGCGTACGAACGGAAGCCGGGCGCCTGCGACTCGGTGATCACCACAGCGTTTGGCAGTAGGCCGAAGATCACATCTGCGGGCGCGGTGTCGGTAACCAGCACAGGCTTGCCGAGAGTGCCTGGCAGTCCGCCGTAGATGACGACACCGGCTTCTTCGTAGACCTTGTTCGCGATCGCCTCGTCGACGATGTCGAAGTAAGCACTGGAGTGCATGACCCACAGCGCGATACGACCGAACTTGTCGCCGAATTTGCGCATGCCGCGGGTCAGGGTTTTCTTGCCGTCAGTCTCGATATTGGCCGAAACCACCATGTCAGCGTTGGAGCTGATCGAAGCGCGCAGTGCGGCAGTGGCGTACTGGATGAAACCTTCCAGGGTGGCGTCAGCAACGTCGGCGCCGATGATCTGGGAGAACTCGTCGACCGGACGACCGCGGCGCTTGAACGCCTCTTCGGTGGTCTGGTACGGACCATACTTCCACGGTGCCTTGACGCCAACGGCTTCGCCCGCGCCGATCTTCTTCGCGGTCACCTTGCCGGTGGAGTTGACGTCGCGATGCTCCAGCGAACCGCCGATCTTGTAGAACGAGCGCTTGCGGAAGTCGCCTTCGATCAGCTCGTTGTCGAGCACGATCGCGCCGTTGGACGATGCGTTGAATACGTCGAGGTTGTCCTGGACACGCTCCAGGTATGCGGTTTGCGCCTCATCGTTGTAGATGATCAGATCGCTGTTCACAGTCGTTGCCATGGGTGAATCCCCTTACTTGGGCAATTGCAGATATGCGGTTTGGCCGTGCTTGCGCTGGTAGTCGCGCTTTTGCTCGGCAGTCATTTCGGAGCGCTTGAATGCAGCCTGGCCGCCACCCCCGCCCGGGGCTTGTGTCCCTGAAGCCCTTGGCCACAGATGAGGTGCGCTTTCGCGCAAGGATTCCGCCCATTCGAGCGGAGTCAGAGGGGTCTTGCCGTCTTTACCGAGGATGATCTGGCCGGATTCATCAACGGCGACCGCTTCACCCTCTTCGTTCAGCGAGAACACGCCTTTGGCGCGCAGGATGATGTCGTCGGTTGCTTCAGGCAGCGCGCCGGCTTTGAGTGCCGCACCGCGCACCGAGTCGCCCAGGACTTTGCCCTGGAACTTGGCGGCGAATGCTTCGGCCTTCTCGGCGCGCGCTGTGACAGTCTTCAACTGCTTGTCGTAGTCGCCACGCAGGCGCTCGGTGCGACGATTGAACACCTCGTCCACCTTACCCTCGGTCAGCAGCTTGGTTTCCTCGTCTTGGCCGGCCCGGCTGAGCAAGCCTTTGACGGCGTCGATGTCGATGCCTTCGAACTGTGTTTCGAACTGGGTCAGCTTGCCGGTGGTTTCCTTCAGCTTGCCCAGCAATTCGGAGTTCTTGGTTTTCAGACCAGATACGGAGGCCTCAACGGCAGTCGCGATAGCGGCCTTGATTGCCGGATTGTCCAGGTCGATTTCGTTTTCTTCTGCCACGTTGATGCCCCCCTCGGGTATGTGTTGCCCGCTTTGCAGGCATAAAAAAACCCGCCGAGGCGGGCTGTGAAGCGATCTTCGGCGGTCAGAGCCCCAGATCCACTTGCATGGTCAGCTCCAACCGTTCGGATTCGCTCATTTGGTTTACTTCCAGCGCTCTGGCCATAGGCGTACCCGAAGCAGCGATGTTCCTACTGATTTTGTCGTTGTATCCGAGGGATTTTTCCAGCTCCCTGTAAAAGTCACTGTTCCCCAGGAGACTCTTGAGCTTATCGAGATGCCCGGTAACGGACTGGCTATCTGCATGAGCATTCGCCGCAGCTTTGTAGATAGAACTGATCGTATCCATGCGTTACTTCCGTTGAGAAAGTAGTGTTATACCAACCCTGCTCTCTCAAATGCCAACGGCTCTAAACCCTTCATCTGCGCTAAAGTCAGCGGAGCAAAATTGCGATCAAGCTGCAGCTCGGCGAAGCGCTCGACACTCAAGCCGCCTTCTCGGAATAGCTTTGCCCGCACCGGCCCCATAGCCACGTTCTGAAACGACGCGGGCTGTTGTTGAAGCCAGTGGTAATAGTCGAGGCCCGCACTAACCTGCCCTGTTCCATCTGCGCCCACCGAAGCCCGGGTAGCGCCCTTGGCGAACATCTCGCTGAGCTTGGTCAGCAGGACAAACGTAGTGCGGCAGTTCGGGTGAAACGGAGGCCTCGGCCCGGAGTCGACCGGAAACCGTCGCTTATCCATCGACCGACACTGCTGGCTGGTCTTGCTGTCCAGCGTGGCGACCATCTCAACCTCGGACACGATGTCCGTGTTGGCCTTGGCCACCTCCATTCGCGCCTGTGACGACACATGCTGAATCGCTGTGTGCACCACCGTGCTGGCATTGCGGTTAGTGGTGGCGAGAATGCCGTCCTTGTAGCCGGCCGACTTCGTACCGCGGATGTTGCGGATGATCTGGAAGTTCGTCTGTCCTTCGAAGAAGCCCTGCCGGATCGTGCCGGTGACGCGCTCGCGCTCGGCACTGGTCCAGCCGTTGATGAACGACTTCAGCAGCCTGCCGCCGCCGGTGCCGCGCACACTGAGGGGGTTGGTCAGCACCGCGGTGCGAATGGCCGCTGCCGTCGGCGCAACCACATCCAACGAGACACCCACCGGCGCAGACCGGGCCAGGCTCGACGCTTCAAACTCAGCCTCGTAGTTGGCGATGTCGATCAGGTCGAGGTTCAGTTGCACGCTGTAGCGGTCGAAGATGCCCAGCAGAAGACTGTCGACCTCTTTCAGTAGAGCCTCCAGCCGCTTCACGTTGTATTCGGTCACATCCGACTGGGTGAGCCGGTCGCGGATCGAGTGGTCGATCTCCTTGAGGAACGGAGTGAACTTGCCAACCTCGCCGGCCTTCAGCTTTTCGAGGAAGACCGCGTGCCGAATCGTGGCGTCATGGATTGCTTGGTTTGCCGCCATCTAATTTGTCCTCGTCATCCAGGCCCAGGCCGTCGCTCTGCTCTGCCAGCTCGCCATCGATCTGCTGGTCTGTGCGCTCAGGCGCAATCAAGCCCAACTTGCGCAGGTACGCCCGAAGATCCGCTTTGGCGAATCCACCGTTCTGCCAGAGGCCGACCAGTGCGGTGATCATTTGCGGATCAGCCGTCAGTTCCACGAACTCTTGGTTGATCTGATAGGTAACCTTCGCGTCATCGACTCCCATGTAGGTGCAGCACCACATGATTGCGCGGGTGTAAGCCTCGCTGACGTTCGCTACGCAGCCGGCAAGAACAGACGTCGATGCAGACTGATCGCTACGGGCTTCGGTCGCCGTCTTGGACGAGAGAGAAGCCACCACCATTCGGGCGCCAAGTTCGATCATCATCTGGTTCTTGTCGGCCATGGCCTCCTTCACCAGCGTGTTCGGCAGTGGCTGGGCATACCCGAAGGCGCCGCCAACAGGCAGCATCATCGGTGCGCGAGAACCAACATAAACGCCGTTCTTCTCCATCCAGTCGCGCCATTGTTCGTCCAGGCCGGAAATCCATGGCTGGGCCTGGCCGCACCAGAAGACACTGTCTTCGTAGTCTGCACTGTTTCGGTAGTGGCCCAGGTTGATCATGGCGATGTCGTATAGAGGCGACTCATCGATACTCGGATCGTTGTTCTGCGCGCCGACAAAGGTGAATGGGATCTCCTTCAGGCGGCCGGCGGCGCCGGTGGGCTTGAACTCCTGAACAACGGCTAACGGCCCGCCACCTTTCGGCCCGGACCGGCGCCAAACGCGGCAGACAAAGCCATCATCCTCAAGAGCCAATTCCCGGTATTGCTCTACCACCTTGAAACCGAAGCCGTCTTCGATCTCCGGCGACTCGCGCAGCACCACCAAGGTCAGTACGCAGTGACCGTTCACCATGCCTGTACGCCAGTTGATGATGTCTTCTGCACAGTACGACAGGATCACCGAGTGCCCACCGGTGCCGGGGTCTTGGTGATAGTCGACGTACAGACCATGCCGCCCAGCCTCAAGCACCTTTTCGAGCGTGCCCTGCGAGTGCTGGTAGATGCTCACACCGGAGCCGTTGGCATTGTCCTGCAGGTACTCCATCTTCTTGGCGACTGTCAGCGTCGGGTCTTTGTGAAACGCCAAACCGAGCAAGCCATTGCGCGTGTGACCGGTGGCGTTCTTGAAGACCGCCCGTTCGCGATAGGCCTTGTTTCGGTCAACGTTCTCCGGCGACTTGTCGTGACCGTTGATGTACGGCAGTCGGTCAACAACCCTGTGCTGACCGGCGCAAACGTCGCGCACAGTTGCCCAGCGATCCAGCGCTTCGATGTAGTCCGCCCGCTTGAAGGAGACGTCGTTGCTCATCGGGCGTATCCCATTTTGATAGCGGTGACCGGTTTGATGATCGGGTACTCGCGGTGAATGAAGTAACCGCCGCCGTCGTTGGCGTGGTCGTTGCCTTGGCTCTTGTCCGGCTCGCCGTTGGGCGCCCAGATTTGCTGTTCCAGGCCGTCGGCGTAGGTCGGGCAGGTAAACGGGTTCACCAGGTAGCGCCGCTCGCCCTGCGCGTTGCAGAACATGGCGTTCATGGCGTTGATCCGATCCTTCACCGGTGGGTTGGCCGCCGGCGCGATGACTGTAAAGCCCGCCTGCTTGAGCATGGCGATATCGGTGAGGCTGGCATTCACCGACTTGCGCGAATCACCGGAGGCGTCCGGGTAGATCCGGATCTCGCGAGTCTTTCTGTAGTCATTGCCGGAGTGTTCCCAGTACCGCTCTTTGATGCGGCGGATCATGTCCGGCGTGTCGTAGCCATCCATCAACTCGTCCACGGCGCGCGGCAGGCCCTGGTCACGCTTGACGTGCGTGATCGCCGCCATCTTACCGACGTTGAAGTCCATCCCTATGAACAACGGCTCGCCAGGCTGGACCGTGTCGAAGCACTGGTTCAGCTTGCGGTCGTAGGCATGGTAGATCGACCCGGACGTCAGGTTGACGAACTGGCCATTCAAATACGCACGGATCAGCTGCTCGGGGTACGACTCCATCAGCGAGGCGATGTAGTCATCAGGCAGGTTTAGCTCGTTGTCGAAGGTACTGGCCTGGATCAGCCCATACATTTCCTTCAGCGCCGGCTTGTCGCGCAGCTGCTTCACGAACTGGAGAAAGACGAACTTGAAGCCTTCCGGCGTTGTGGTCACGTCTACGCCGTTCTTCAGCCCGGGAATGTTGTAACGCATCCGGGCAATAATCTTGCGCCAGGCTTGCTGCGCCTTGATCGACGTCAGCACATCCAGCTCATCGACCAGAGCGCGACCGATCTTGAAGCCGACGATGGTTTGCGGCTTCTCCATCGACCGGCAGATCACAGTGCCGCGATACTGCCGGCCGCTGTAGATGTGAACCTCATGGTTCGCCTGGTTGATCTTGGTCTTCAGCCCCCAGTCGTAGGCCACCTCCTCCATCGTGGGATAGAAGATGTCGCGGATCTGGGGGTAAGTCGGAGCGAAGTAACCGGCGTTGACGCCCGGCCACTCCATGAAATGCTTGCTGAGCGCTGAGCATCCGACCCAGGTCTTCCCAGAGCCGAAGCCAGCAACGAAAGCGCGAAACTTGTGGGGCAACAGGAGGAACTGCGACTGCGGAACGTTAAGGCTCGGCATTCGGCTTCCTCGCATCCACTACGTCTACCTGAATGCGCGTCGGGATTGCCGGTTCGTCGTCAGGCTCATCCTTCCGGTGCCGATTGACGTAGACGTCGCCGACTTCCTTCGCGGCCTGCTCCAGGATCTGCATGGCCAGACCGATGTTCTTCATCGACTCGGCCCTCTCGACGAACCGGTTCATGGCGCGTAGGCGGTAGGCACGGTTGGCGATCGGGATCTCGGCGGTTTCTTCGCGGAAGCGCTTGCGGGCATCTTCAAACATCGTAACCCAGCGCTTTGCCAGGCCTTTCCCTGATGTCTTTGTTGGGTCGTGTGTCTCCACCTGCTGGCGAGTCACCGATATCCCGTATTCCTTTTGGACTGCTTCAGCAACCTGTGAAGGCGTGTCGAAGCACGCCAAGGCCTGAACGATAAAGGCCTTCACGTCGTTTTGAAGGGCTGCCATAGATTTTCATCCGTCCAGAGCCTGTCTAGAATCAGGCCGACTTGAGCAGACAGGTTCCGCAGGCCCTCGAAATGTTCAATTTCCCCACCTCAGCAGGATTGTTTGCAGCGTCCACCAGCGCTTGAACTGCTGGGTTCGCACCGTAGCGACGGACCACGCCGACGAACTCTTCAACGTCGTGCCCGCGCATCTCGAGCTTGGGCAAGCCGTCCTGAGTGAAAGCTGGTTGACCGTACTTATCGGTCGCTTGGGCGATGTGATACAGCTCGTGTTCGACCAAGGCGCAGAAGTCCGCGTCGCTGCACTGGGCGCAGTAGTCGGCAGCCAGGGTGATGATGTAGGCCGGCACGTCGCCGAACCAATCCAGCATCTGCTGCTCCATACGAGCCTTCTGCCAACCGCCAGCTCGGAACGCAACCTGTTCAGCTTGACCAACCACCGTCCGCCCCTTCTTCGTGAAGGCAGCAGATGCCCACATCACACGAATGTCCGCATCGATCAGATGGGCATGGTCTGCGTTGTGGATGCTGCCTGTGTCAGCGAGGATTTCGGCCTGGAGCCATTCCCACACGTCAGTTGCAGGGATCAGGCGAATACCGATGCTGGACAGCTCAGACAGGTCGAGCAGTGATGCAGGAGGCATTGGTCTGTCCATGACTCACCTTGAACTTGAAATGCTGGCCGGTTGCCGTTATTGATGGCCGCAACCCAATAGAAGGAACTCAGTATGGATATCGTGTACATCGTTCAGCGGAAGCCGCAGGTCAGAGGTGTGGTGCAAGGGAAGCGACAAGGTCAGCCACTTGATCCGCTGCCCCTGCCTGCTTACTGCTTCAAGGCGGTCGACACCAGGACGGGTGATTACCTTGGCGAATTCGATACCGAAGCCGATGCTCAAGCCCTATGCGATCACCTGAATGCTCAACTGCCACAAAATCAGATTCAATGAGAAGTGTCGCGACACAATTTGCTCATTCGCGAACCGTGTCGCGACTTACTTTCCTCGACGCTCAATCCCGCCCGGCGCCTTCTCACACCGCATGCAGTGCTCACAGTTCAGCGTTCGGCAAAGCCACGCTTTCACCCGCTGCCACCAGATGACCATGAAGATGTGGCGCATGCCGGCCAGCGCCAGCGAGACGTGCAGGGTTATACCGGCAGTGGTGGGACCGATGATGAAAATGTTCTGGTTGCGGCTCATCACCACAAACCCGCTGATGGCGATCGCCGAATAGATCAGCTTGCCGAGGATGCCGTCCCGCACTCGGCCGCTCAGAACACACCAGGTCGCCCACAAGGCAATCAAGCCGCAGGCGATGGAGTTGATCAGTTCAAGATTCATGGGTTGCCTCCCCCGAACCGCTGGCGAATGAGCGCCCAGAGGTCAGCGGCTTTGATGGCCCGGTTGATGGCCGCGAGCAACGATCCGCCGAAAGTACCAAGCAGGAACCCGATGCCGGCTACGATCTTCGGCTCGGTCACACCGAGGTAGGTGCTGACCATGCTCGTCAGGTACAGAGAGCAGGCAATGCCGGTTACCAGGAAGATCATCCAAGCACGCCAGTCGGCCAGATCGTCTTTGTGCCACCAACTCGCGACGACAGCGCCGACCAATCCTGCGATCAGCAATTCAAACCTGTCGATTCTGTCGAGCAAGCGCTGCAATAACTCCATGCTCTCGACTCCGTGGGTGCATGTAAATAGGTCGGCCCCGCTGCACTCCCGGCTCGGAGCAATGGGTGTGGGGAGCCGAAAACGAAAAAGCCCCTGCGAATGCAGAGGCCCTGAATAGGTGCGCACGTCTTTCCGCGCTGTCCGCCAAAGGCCTTCTTAGCGTCGACGCCCCTTTGCATCGATCTCGCTGATCCAGTCTCGCGCCACCCTGCGAGCAGATGGTGAGCTCGGAGTGCGCGGGCTGCCGGTGTTGATTCCGTACGTCGCACTATCCGGCTATCGACGTCCAGGCCTTCCTGAGGGCTGTCCTGGCTATAGGTAAATTTAAGGCATAAAAAAACCCGCACTGGGCGGGGCTTTTAGAATTTCTGGGTTCCAGATGATCCTTTCGCTTAATCTTGCCGACTCTCACATCAGGCAGTTACGAAAGGATCACTAGATGCCAAACGATACCCTAACAACGATCATCACAACCACAGTCGTTACGATCATCGCTACAGTCATCGCCAACCAACTAAGCAAGTCCGTCGCGATAGAGCGGATCAGCCAGTTGATGGGAAACATCATCGCGAACATCGCAAAGTTCATGGCCAAGTTCGGCGTTAGTTTAGGCTTCATTTTTTGGACCATTTGGACGTGGTTTTCATTCGCCGCAAGCAACAAGCCCATCGATCGCATTGAAGTCTTGGAGCTTGTCTATTTTTCGGGGCTCGGATTCTGGTTCATTCAAGACCTGATTCGAGACCTCACCAGCAAGAAAACTACTTGAACGGACAATCGAAAACACTCCTGGAGGGTAGTATCGTACTTTTTCGTACGCCGGCTAATGAAGTTACATGCTGGCGGTTATCTGCCGAGAGCGGGCCTCCAAAGTGGAGTGACTTTGAGCGGCCCAATCTTTTGATAACTCATTTCAGTCAGCGTCTTAACGTCGCGGATTGAGAACGTATGCCCAACCTCGCCGTTCAGCAATTTAGACGTGAGCGCCTTGTCTCCGTAGAAGCCGAGGATGACCTCATCCTTGGTGCACCAGTAATACGTCTCAAGCTCAGCATTCTTCGCGCCGTAGGCAGAAACCATCCAGCACAAAATGAAGACAATTAGCGTTAGCACGGGACACAATCTAGCGATACGCCAAAACTTCTGATCTCTAGTTTCCACCGGCCTTTCGTCATGTGGAAGCTCGTTACCCAAATCCGGAGGGGTTGGCGGGCTTTTAATTAATAAAAAGACCACTGAAACGGCGGCAACACAAACAAAAAAGATCTTCCAGCCAGCGCCGTTAACCAAAGTAATCAGCAAAAGAGCGAACAAACCGATGATGTGCAACGCCGCATATGCTCGATGGACGCCCTTCAGCCATAAAAACCTCATAGAAAGAGCTACCACTGCGGCCATCGGTATCACCGACGGATACGCCTTGAGAATCACATCGGAGAAACCAAACGACCCCAACTGCAGAAAATCAACTGGCGCATTGAAATATCCCAATCTCCCGATTTCGTACAGTGCAAGGACCCCATAGGAGAATGGCCCCAGCACTGCAACCAGTGAGACTAAAGTGGTGAATACTGAAACCTCGAATTTTTTCGCGCTCACAAAAAAGCCCAACTTAGGCGGTTGGGCTTTAGCTCACTCCTCAACACGCGCAGGAATGACAGGATGAGTGAATAATGCGACATGGCGACATGACATTGCAAGCCTTTTTGAGGCCTTTTTTATGCCGCCTCGCTTTCCAGCACACCGACTGCTTCAAGCATGTGTTGCGCCTCGACCAGAGCCTCGTTCACAAGCGACTCCAAACCCTCCTTGATGGCCTTGTTCCAGCGCTGGTAAGTGCGCTCTGTAAGCCCTTGAGAATCCCAGTTCGTCATGTCGTAGTTCGAGTTGGCCAAGACGATCATCTCGCCGGGCTTGTCCTCTGCTAACGCGCGCGCATGCTTGTTGGCCCGGGCGACGTCAGCATCTGCCGCAGCGTTGCGCCAGTCCCACTGCCCTTTCTCTTTGTTCTCCCGATGCTTCGGCGCCTTAATCTGGGCTACCGCTCGCTGAATGCCTTTCACCTGCTGCGGCACTGCCCAGACCAAGACGGCCTGCTGAGTGAAACGCTGGGGTGCCGGAGTCTTCACCACGGCGACCAGCCGGCCAATGGAATCGATCTTGCGCCCACGGTGCGTGCTGTACTTCGCCACCAAGGCGTTCCAATGCCGCGGGGCGAGCTGGGCGTGCAGGAGCTTGTGCACGATGCAGTCGGCCAGCAGCGCGGCATCCTTCCCGGATATCTCCCCCTTGAGCTTGCTCGCCTGCACCCGGGGCTCGACGTTGCATCCGCCGGAACTGTTGATCGTCTCGGCGGCCAAGGCCCGGACTACTGCTGATATCACGTTATGGTAATTCATGCTGCCTGCCCCTTTTTCAGTTCACGGGTCTTGGCCCGGTATTCAGCGGTGATGGCTTTCAGTTGCTCGATGGTTTCTTTGCGTGGTGCATGGTCGGCCTCCAGGGCTTCGACAGCCTCCAGGCCGATGCGGGCGATCAGCCCGGTGCGGAATGCCTGAGCAACGGTTTCGCCTTTGCGGGCGTACTTGGACGAACCGGCATTGCAGCTTTTGCACTGCAACCAGATGTTGTTCGGCACCAGTCGCAACTCCGGCCGGGCCCCCTTGCCGAGAAAGTGACCGGCATCGAACGCCCCGCCAGTCTTCCAACCCTGCGCCGCCAGAATCGATTCCTGCGATTCGCCGCAACTGATGCAGCCGCTGCCGATACTGAGCTCGTAGTTGCGCCGGTAGTCGCGCACAGCCTTCTCGGCATCCTTGAGGTGATCGGCGCGACTCTTCAGGGCCTCTTTGCGGACCTTGATCTCGCGACGCTCGATGCTCTCCAGCGACTTACGCTTCTTCTCCTGTTTGCCACGCGCGATGACAACGGCGCAGTCCGGCGAGCACCAAGATTGAAAGCTCACCTTCGGGACGAATGAGGCCCTGCAGGTTTTGACTGAGCACTTTTTCGGGCGCGGCGGCTTCCGTTCAATCGTCATGCGGCCTCCTGGCTCAGCAGATCATCGAAGTACACGCCCTGCTGCGCGAAGCGCGCGACGATGCGATCGGTGTAGGCGATGCCCTGGGCCCGGTTGAACAGGCTGGTCACCGGGAATCCGTCCGGGCCAAAGAGCTTGCACTCCCCCATCAGGGCGAGCTTCGTCTCGTATGGCAGGTGGCGCATCACCCGGTACCACTCAGCCTGAAACCCGGCGTCCTCGTTCAGCAGGATCTGCACGCCGATGTGCAGCTTGCAGTAGCACCTAGCGTCGGCCGGGTCGCCAATCTGGGTCATCTCCGCGATGCGCTTGTACATCGCGAACCAGAGACGGTTCTGGTCGAGCGTGCGGTCTTTGCCCGGGCGCAGGCTCACCACCACGAACTTCTTGTCGCGGAACATAGTGCTGAGCCGCGTGATGGCTTCGGAGAGCTTGGCCTGGCAGTTCACGGAGATCTTGTCAGTCATGGACGGCCACCTCGCGCGGCAAACCTTCGATCAACTCAGCAAGCTGCTGTGTCAGCCGATCGTTCTCGGCCAGCAGTTCCAGTGCAACCTCCTCTACCGTCCTCTCGCCGAGAAATTCATGCAGGGCCTCCAGGTTTTCTGTCCATTCTTTGCCGCCAGCCCGGTACGCGCCAACTTCTGCCCAGAGCAGCTTCTGAAGTATTTTTTTGTCGATGATCATTGAGCCGCGCTCCCTGCTTTCAATTGTTCGGCCTGTCGGATCAGCAGCGCCCGGCGATCCGCCAGTTCGTTGGCTGCCAAAATCCGCAGTTCTGTTTTTTCCTCAGCCGAAGCTCTGCGCATGGCCAGCATCGAATCCTTGACCTCGGCGAGCTTGGCGCGGAGCTTTGGCGAAGGCCGTGCGACCTCCCCAGAGATCAAAGCAACAACGGCCCGGCCGTCTTCCGTGACTGGTGCGACACTGAGGTCGGCCAAGTACTGCTGAGCGCGCTCCTGTGGGATTCGCTGCATTTGCGCGGCTTTGGTGATCGCCTGTGTGCGGCGGTTGGCGTCGAAGCCGACAGACACATGCCAGTTCACTTCTTTGCTGTCCTCCCGAGCCTGCCCCACCAGACGCTCGTAAGCGCTGTTGAACGCCATGCGCGCACCAACCTTGTCGCCGGCGTCGAGGACAGGTTTCGCCGCAGCCAGTGCGAGCTGGATTTCGTCGGTTAGCACTACGGTTTCGAATTCATCGTTGGTGGTCATGGCGATCGCCCATGCTTCGTCCTTGCCCGGACGGCCATCAGCTGCCTGCACTCGCTGAAGGATGTCGGCCATCGCCAGCTTGCCCTTCACCTCGAAGCGGCAGGCCTTCAGAGCGGCTTTCACGGCTGGCACGGAATAGGCGCAGAGGTCTTCGGCCATCATCGCCGCGGTACCTGGGTTCATTTCCTGACCCATGGCCTCGGCGGTAGCGCAGATCGCTGCAGCGAGCCCGGCAACCTGCTGGTCGTTCATTTCAGAGGTATTCATTGCGCTCTCCCGCTTGGCGTTTGGCCAAGACCATTTGCGCGGCCTGTTCGGCGGCGGAGACGTTCGCCTCAGTACGCTCCATCTGGCGGGCAGTCGTCCCGTTGATGCGCTGACCAGTCACCCACTGGGTGTGGTAGCTCTCGGCGTTGGCCAGCAGCTCGTTCAGGCTGTGGCACTTGCGGAGGACCGCGGCATCGCTGGTTTTCAGGTAGTGCGCGGCGACGTGATGAGCGACATCGGCTCCGAGGCGGTCGACCAATTGGCCGAGCTGACCACCGACCTTGGCGTTCCAGACCGGCCAGGTGCTGTAGCGCTTGCGGTAGGCCATCGCGTAATTCGCCCACACCTTGAAGG